GCTGCCCTGGCTGTAGAGAGCGACCTTCGCTTCGAGCTTGTTGTTCTGGTCGTTGAACTCCGCGCGTGACGGTGCATCTGTATCCGCAGACTGCAGAGCCAGGCCAAGGCGAGAAGTGTAGGTAGTGCTCATGTCATCCGTCCAATCCGGCCGACTCGATGCTGGCCCAGGTCTGTCCGGCCCAGTCTGCCCAGGTCGGGTACTTCGTCATAATCGTGGACCAGCTCGCGGTGTAGACACGGTGCCAGAGCTTCACGCCAGCAGGCTTTGCAGGTGCGAGCAACGCCGGAACGTCGATACCAGTCGGAGTCTCATCGGCTCGCGTCACGATCAGCACGTCCCATTCGGTGCCAATGCCGACTCCGTTGCCCGCATCGGTGCTGTGATCGAAGACCATGACGGACTTCGTCCCGCTTAGGTAGGGCTGTGTCGCGGTGATGAGTGCTTGCTTCGTACCGGCACGCAGACCGGACGTGCTGTCACGCAAGTTGTTGCGCTGCGCGGCTTCCGGCAACGACTGGTCGAGGGTTGCGCCCAGCATCATCGCCAACCACGGCAACCACGCTTTGTCTGCCGCGTACGGATCGACCAGGTCACTCGTGCCGAACTCGTACCCGGCACTGAGGTTGGTGACGGTCAGGTCGGTGACACTGATGCGATGCGCGTTGTCCGGCTGTGAGGCGTTGTCATAGCGAAGCTGTATGGCCGCGTAGCCGTTCTCGACGGTGAAGGTGAACGACCGGGTGACCGTCCCTCCTGCTGGGTCTTCGGTGAACTGTCCAAGCACCTGCTGATTGACCAGGACGGTCACCGTGCCGTTGCTCGCGAGCGCCGGGTAGGTCCACGTCATCCGGTAGGTACCGGCCGCGAGGTACGGAGCCGCGAGCACGTAGGCACCGTCTGCGTTGCCTGAGAGCGTCCAGGAGCTACCAGAATCGGTCCAGGCTGTCTGCGGTAGGCCAACCAGCTCTCCGTGCGGCACAGTGACGCTGAAGCCCGAGGGCGGGGGCTCGATGTGGCGAAGTCGCCGCAGGTCTTCCGGCAAGTAGAAGAAGCGGTCGATGAGAGCCAGGATGTCCGCGAGCTGAACACCCACCCCAGCGAGGTACCGCTTCATCGGCCACGACGGCGACTGCTGCGCGTCGAGGTTGCGAACGATGTCCGGCAGTGTCGCGTACAGGTCCTCGAAACGTCCGTCGTAGATCGGCTCGGTCATTCACCCACCACCGTCAGGTTGAGCGTGCCCAATGCGACCAGCACACCTTGCGCGGTGTAGGTCACGTCGCCAGTCGGTGCGTTGATGGTCGAGACGTGCCGGACACCCGGAGCGTTGGAGATGACAGAGATGAGGTTGTTGACGTGGACCGTCTGCGACCAGTTCCAGGTATCGACCGAAAGATACTGTGCGAGTGCGTTCTGCACGTTCGACGTGATGACGGCAGGGTCGTCAGTTGCCGAAGCATAGACCGTGGCGGATACGTCGAGGACTTCCACCGTCGCGTCGATGAGATGCACGTTGAGCTGCGCGGACGAGAGGTACTGCAACCCGGCCAACAGATCGGCTTTGTCAGCAGTGCTCATAGCCGTTCCGAATCCGTAGACCGCGACCGTGACGTGTCCGGCGTCGCCTCCTGGTGCGTGTCCACTGGTCGGGTTGTAGCTGTCGATGGCGGTTGCGCGGTGAACAGTGTCTTGCTCGATGGCATAAGCAGAGAAGTGACGAGGGAGCAGCAACGCGTCCGAGATGCGCGACAGTCGGGCGGCACCACGCTCGATCCAGTTGGCGTCCGTGTCCGGATCGGTGCCAGATTCGGTGACGCTGACCAGTACCACGCTGTTGAGGAACTGCAGGCTGTTCAACATGCCAAGCGGGGTAGCTGCCGGAGCGGTGTTGGCGTCCACTGTGAAGCGGTCGCCGGTAGCGCTCACTGTGCCGACTGTTTGCCCAGCCGGGATAACCAAGTCCTGATCGGTGGTGAAGACGACCGGGTCTATGCCGTCCATGATGGGCAGTGCTGCCGCTGTACCGATGGGGATGGTGTATCCCTGCGTGTCCTGCACGGTGAACTGCAACGTCGCGACCGGTTGCACACCTGGTGATCGGTAGACGCCGAACATCTGCAGGAGAATCAGCGCCATCGCGTTCGGGAGCCGGTTGATCGCGTAGACGGCCTCCTCCACGACGTTGCAGAAGGCTTCGAGCATGACGACCTCGACGTTGCCCTCACGCGGTACCCACTCCGGCAGGAAGCTCGCGATGTTGGCGATGGCGGCGTTGTAGAGGTCGACAGCCGACTTGTCGTAGATCGTGAGATTGACGAAGGTCGTGGTGTCTGGCAGCCCTGGTGTGGTCATGCTGACGGATCACCCATCTCGTAGTCCTGCAGGTTGTTGTCGGTGTTGTCGGCCTGTGTGCCCGCAGTGAAGGTTACGGTGACATCCATCGTTTCGGGGTCAACCCACTCCGACACGGCGCTGCTGATGATTACCGGAGGCCCGAAGGTCGCCACGGCCTGGACCAGCGATGCCTCCGTGAACTCGTCGAACGTCGGGTCGTTGATGCCATACAGCGGAGCTGAAGGACGCTCTCCGGGCTGGGTCTGCAACAGCATTGACAGTTCTGCGCCATAGAGCGCATCCGTGCCGTCCTCGGCGGTGACGACGCTGCCGTTGGGGCCGATCCGGAACGGGTGCAAGATGAGTGGCTGAGTCATGACCTCACGTCTTTATGATGTGGTTAGGCAGATTGGGTAACTGGAACGTAGTGCTACCGTCTCCGACTCCATAGCGAGTACCCATGCTGTCGAAGATGCCAGCGAAGTCGGTTCGGCTGACGATGCTGCCGTCGGCCGCGACATAGCCAGACGGTGCCGGACCGTGCCGCTGGATGATGGTCCCGGACAGGCCGGTGTTGGGCAGCTCCGTGTAGGTCAACGCGCCGACAAGCAACCAGGGTGTGCTTGTCCATGCCTCAGTGGCGAGGAAGCACGTTGCATTCGCCGCGACCGCAAGCGACACGATGACCTTCGCGCGGACGATCTGCGTAGCGTCGACCCGCTGTCCGACCTGAACCAGTGCGGTGTCCTGATTGAGCATCCGCAGGTACGTACCGCGTACCAGCGACGACGCGCCCATTCCCATAGTCATCAGTAGCCCGCCCCCGGCATGAGACCAGCGAACTCCCAGTGCTCGCTCGCGTACTTTGAGCCACGGCCACCGATGATGACACCGATGCCGGTGTCGTACGCCTCCACGGTTCTTCCGTCACCTAGCGATATGCCCGTGTGCGAGATGTTGTCGACGTTGCCGTCTCCGGGCGTGTGGTAGAGCAGCGCGCCGCGAGTCTGCAACGCACGCGACACCTGGATTGAGCCACCCTTCGAGACGCAGTAGTTGTACTGGTCCTGCGCGATGCGGGGCATGGTGATGCCGACCTGGAAGGCAGCCCACTCCACAAGCGAGCTGCAGTCGTAGGACGGTTCCGGATTCTGGATGCCGTTCGGGAAGCCAGCACCGAAGACATACGCCTTGTTCACCTGTGTCAGTGCAATGTTGACGAAGTCGCGTGCGCTCTTCGTCTTGATGGGCTTGCCGGGTGACCATCCGTCGAGTGATGCAGACACGACAGCCTGTGCTTGATACTGAGCAAGCAGAACGCGCGCCAGATTCTCGTAGGCTTGGTACCGCTGCGGGTACTTGGATACTTGGATGGACTGAGCAAGCACACCGGGCCGGAGGTTGCGCCAGTTCGGAATCTTCAGCAGCGCGGAGGGGCCGGTCTTGATGAAGTTGATGGTGGACAGCGCAGTGTCCATACGCGACTTGACATCACCCCAGTTGGCGCGCTGCTGGTAGATGCCGACCGAGTCCAGGTTTGCGCCATACGGTGACGGCCCATCGTTCGGGTAGTTCTTCGACGTAGGCACAGCAGGGCTAGTCCAGCGATGCAACTGACTCTCAACCATAGCCGTGCAGGTTGCCGTCCAGACCGCTTGCGTCTTCGCACCAGCACCCTTCAACTCCTTCATGTTCCAG